GCATACTGTAATTCGGGAAGTGAGATCATTCCCGGAACTTTTAATAAAGTGTTATATAGGCGATCAGTATGATTACTGCGGATAATATGAGCCTCTCGGCTGTGCTCTGTGAGAGCCCAAAGGATCTTTTGAGTAGCTGTGCGGTCATCATCCAAAGTTTGTTGATAAGCCAAAGGTGTTTTCTCAGCCCAACGGCTAATGGTTTGAAAATCGATTTCATCGCCAACGCATAGAACGCTGTCAAATCTTTCACGCTTTGCCAATTTAATAACATTCTTAACGGCTGTTTCATGATGGTATGGAATTTGCAAATCACTTATTACTAAGTATCGCTTAATCATCATCCTCATCGTCAGTTGGATCTATGGAAGGAATAATTCCGCCATCGCCTACGATCCAATCAGGGAAAGTCTTATGTTCGGTCATTAACCAAAATGCGTGTTCAGGAGTAAATCCTGCTTTACGAGCTGCTTTATAACATTCATGCAATGCGGTGTAATGCTGATCGATCTTCGTTAATGGTTCAGGAGATTGGCGAACGACACGACGATTAATCTTTTTGCGTTTGATAGGTTTTCGAGTGTTCGCCATAAATAAAATTATCGCTTAGAGATTAAAACAAACAGATCATCGACACGCTGTTCCAATCGATTAATCTGATCCTTGATTGATGAGCCTCCGTTTGGTTTTAACTCATTCAAATAGGATTTAATAACCCAGCGCAGACCCACTAACAAACTTGTTGATATGGCGGATACGCCAACGGCGATACCAACCCATTCGTTTGCTGTCATTTCGCATTGATTCCATAATCAGCCTCTTTACCGGACTTTGGATCTAATGCTTTTGCAATAGGTGCAACTAACGCACCAGCAAGGATTGCAAACTCTGGTCTAATATCAGCAACAATTGCCAAAAGGACAGTTATACCTGAAGCAGCCACAGCTCTTAAATATGACTTAATTGCAGCCTTATGTTTGTTTGATAGTTTCATGCGTTGCCTCCTAGTAGTGGGATATGGAAAAAATCTGAATTGTTATCTTGATCTTTTTTGAAGCTGACATGAATGTGATGATTATGCGGATTGCCCTTATACGATCTCCAACGCCATCCGAGCAATGGAGATGCAATACGGCTTTGATGAATTACATAACTGATGCGACCATTGGTTTTCCCATATGATCGAATTTGATCTGCCAGATATGCTGAAAGCCCTTTGTCGTCAGAAAGCCGAGCGTCAATATCAATTGCTCGCACGCATCCTGTTGCATCTGGATTGTGGTCGCTCTTTCGTGTGCTATGTCTAGCATCACCAATCCACCCATCAGATTTACGCAAACGCTCTGGGAAGCAATCATCAATTTGTTCTCTTAATTGAACAGCTGCTTTAGATAGGTAAGGCTTCATTAGCTAAGAAGGAGTTTTGCTTCATCCTCGGTAATGCCTAAACGCTCAAGCAATTCAGCCTTAGCTTGTGCCTGTGTTTCAATTTTAACCTTTTCTGCTGTTTGATACGCTTTCCAACCTGCTTCAATTTCTTTCTGTGTTGGTTGATCTTGAATTCCATCAAGCCAAGTTAATTCATCACCATTCAAAACAAATTCGGCATTTGGTCTGATAAATGTTATGCTTTTAACTTTTTCTGAATGATTCATTACGCACCTATTTCTAGTAAAGTAATTGTGGACATGGCACCATCCTCTTGGTATTGAGCTGTGCTTGAATTTGCTACCGCTGCTTGTAATTTATAAGTTGTTGATGAGGTTGTTGCTGGACTATCTAAATACACATAAGTTTGAACCATGTTATAAGTTCCAGATGGACTTCTCCAAGTTTTTCTGTTTGAAGTAAAATAATCCAAAATTGTTGTTGATCCTCTTAAAACAGCAGATTTAACAAATACTTCAGAACCATTTCCAGCGCCTGTGTGGGCGTTTATCATTACTAAAATTTTTGATGTATCTGCGGTTGGTGTAATTGAAGCAGTTATGTTTGTGTCGACCAAAGATGTTGAAGTTGTGCTCATGCTAGTGGTTGTTGTCGCTGTCACTACCTGTAATACTTTTCCACCGCCGGCAGGTGCAGCCCAAGCTGGAACACCTCCAGCAACAGTTAATACCTGACCTGTTGATCCAATTCCAAGTCTAGTTTTTACATTTGCCGTTGATGATCGATAAGCAATATCACCAAGTGTTGTTTCTGGATTTAATGCTTTGGTAGTTGTATCAACAGATGAGCCAAGCGTGCGAATTGCTGCTGCACCATCTTTAACCAACGCAGTATCATCAGGCGTTGTCCAGCCATAGTTTGTGGTAGTTGCCATTTTTCTCCTATTATCAGGCTACGATTGTAGCGTATTCCCATGTTAAAGTTGGGCTTAAAGTGTTCCATGCCTCGCCTATTGGCACAGAATTCCATCTCATAGCCACTTGGCTAAAGCTGACAGGCGAAAGGTTAATTGTTAAAAATAACTCATTAAATCTTGTGCTCCAACGCCATCCTTCAACATATCCAGAAAACTCACCATTATTTATCTGTGCTGGTAAATCTCTAATGTTCAAAGGTAAGCCCATGAATATGTTTAACAGGTTATCCCGATCTGAGTTATCAATCTCTGGATTTGTAATTGGGAAAGTTATGCTGTCAAATACAGGTTGCGGAAAGGCTCGAAGGCTAATGTATCGATCAGCAACCTCTTGGGCATCTACGGCTAAATGAATTCTTGAGTTAATCGTTTCGGCTTTGTATCCATAAAGGGCAATCGATGAAGCCGATGTTGCAGTTTTTTGAGATCCATAGTTATTGCCATAATTTATGTAAATATCATTTCTAATATCCGCTGCTTTTGTAGTTGTTCGTAATCCTGAACCAATGGCATGACTAGCAGATAAATCAACATAACCATTGGCTAATAAATAAGTTTGGCGGTGGTCTGCATCGGCATAACCGATATTTCCTGCACTATCCTCATAAATGTATCCAAATGCGCTATCAGCAATATCTGAAACAATGTTGTAAATCGTATCTGTTGTATTTGGTTGTCGTTGCATTGTGTAAAGCCCTGGACGATCAATTTCACCAAGTCCTATATTGACAGCATTTGCCCAAGTTTCTGTTGAATCATAAGTTGCCCAAGTAGAAGCTGCTGGCACAGCATCCCAAGCCCCAAGCAATACGCTAGATAGAATTTCATAAATCTGGTCGCCATCCTCATCTTGCGGAATGTTGCCATCCCAAATCTCTTTTGCCAGTTTGACAATTGATCCCATCGCAAGAATGGTGTATTGAATAACAGCTGCAACAGATCCAGTTTGTCCAACCTCGACAGTTATATCAGTTATATCTCCACCAAATAGATTTACATAAGTTCCTGAACTGTTTTTAACTTGTAGGCTTAGACTGTTATTTATATCAAAATCAATTGTTTGTCCTGCTAAAGCTACAATTGTGCATTGTAAATAAGATGGGCTTGGTTGGGAATAAATATCATCACGACCTGCTTGATGAATTATGTCGCTGATTGTTAAATCTGTGTAATCAACACCGGCAACAGTAAGTTTCCAATCTGGTGTCCAGACTGTCATTATCCGCCCTTTATGCCATTGTTAAACAGCTGTGGAATTGATCTCGATGCGCTGTTATTTAAGACCTTTGCAACTGCTCTTGCAGCACCTTCACTATCTACGGCTTGCACAGTAATGTTGTTAACAGTTGTTCCAGCCCTTGCAGCACCTGCTGCTAATTGAGCAGCGGTAGCAGGTTGAGCATTAGCCACAGTAGAAGCAGCTTGACCAAATGGAGTTCCAACGGAAGTTGATGAACCTATTGTGCTGATGTTTGGCAAAATTGGCACTGCATTGTAAGCATTAATTAATCGATTGATTCCTGAGATGGCATTATCAACAGCTGTTTGAATTGCAGATATCACTTTGCCGATAATATCAACAATGCCACCGGCAATAGTTCCAACAGTCTTTAATGCTGCGCCTAAGCCAACAACTAAAACTGGAATAATTACATTAGTTATAAATTGACCAAATGCGTCAAATGCTTCTTCATTATCTTTAATGGCTTGTTTAATTGGATCGAAGTATTTAGCAAACTCTTGTAATTTAGGCACTACTTGATTGACAATAAGATCAACAAATCTTTCAACAAATGGAAGTAATCGATAACCAATTTCTTCTTGCGCTTCAGAAAATGCTTGCTTTAATCGATCAATTCTGCCTTGAAATGTTTCAGCGTTTGCAGCTGCTGCACCACCATAGAGGTTGGTTAATACCTTAGTGGTTTCTGTAAAATCCATTGCTTTAGCATCAGCTTGAGTTATACCAATGCCAAGTCTGACTAATCTTGTATCTTGTCCTTCGTAGCCTTTTGATAATGCCTCAACAACTGTACCGAGTTCTTTTCCAGTTCCCTTTGATATATCAATTGCAAGGTTGAGCAGTTTTTGTGATTGGGTTGTATCTTTTGTTGATACCGACAATCTCTGGAACGATGCTCTTAAATCATTGTCTGTAATACCGGTGGCTAATTGGGTTGAACGGATATATTCCTCAGTTGCCTTAATTTGGGCATCAGTAGCCCCTGTGGCGGTTTTTAAGGCAGCAGCCAACCTTAGTTGTGCCTGTTCATCCTCAATCGCTGATTTGACCCCATCAACGGCTAATTTAGTGCCATAGGCAACGGCAGCAGCAGCAGCAACTGCAAATGCAGCAGCAGCCTTTTTTCCAAAGTCGGCAATTTTACTTGCATTAGTTTCAACGGCTTTATCAGCTTCGCCTAACTTCTTTTTTAAGTCATCAACATCGGCAAGAATTGATAACTTTAAGGTGCGATTACCAGTAGCCATTAGACCCATTCCTTAATAATGCGATCAAAAGCCTGTTCCCATTTATTAATCAATTCAGGCTGAATTCTACGAAGGGTTGGATAAATAAACCATCCACGACTACCTCTGCCTTGCCGTCCTGAATATGCAGG